CTGGATATTTCTCCCTCATTTCGTCTGTAACACTGGGTCCATCTTCTGATATGATTATCTCAAAGTTCTTTCCAGCAGTCTCTTCTTTCACCCTCTTCATACAATTAGAGAAATAGGGTTCAGGAGTGTATGCCGTTGGAATAATTAGAGTTATTTTCTTATTGCTTTCCATAGTGTTTGTCAGCTCCACATTTATTAGTTGTAATATAATAGTCAGCATATCTCAATGCATCTAGAGCATCTGGGTGGAAGACATCATCATCTATTTCATAGACAACTTTCTTATTGTCTTCATCATACTTCCAGACTGTTCTAGCACATTCCCAGTCAATGTGTCCATCTTTCTCAATTTGGATTGTTCCATTTGATAGGTGCTCTTTCAATTTAGACCACTGTAGACGTTCATCAACTTTGTATGCATTGACAATTTTGATTCCCTGTTTCCAAATGTCCTGTGATATTGATTGGTCATTGGTGTCAGCAACAAATAGTATTTTGGGTATTTTCAATGATTGTGCCCATTCGGTCAATTCCTTAGCTTTGCCAACTATTTCAGATGCGGCCATATGATTTCCCTTAAATACATTTGCAACAAAACGTCTTCCACTATTGTCAACCAATATTGGAACAAATGCATTGCAATCTTCAAATCCATAGTCCAATCCAATGATGCACTGTTCCCATACTTTGTCTTTCAATTCAACTGAGTCATAGTATTTTCTATTTGGAATGACTGTTCTAGTTGAGTCATAGCTGTTTTGTCCCAAATATTCACGAACATATTCTGGGTCATCAGCAGTCCATCCTTTATCCTCAAGAACCTGTTGCAATACATTTTCAGGGTCAGCAACTGTTGGATTGTCTTTCATTGTTACATGATAATGTCTCCATTTAGCTGCTTTCTCACCGTCTGTTATCTCTTGCCAATATGAGCCCAATATCAAAGCTCCTGTACCAGACAATATAATCTGTGAGTCTCTAGCATAAGCAATGGGCTCAAATATAGAGTCCATCATATATCTCAATCCCTGTTGTGACTGAGCCTCATCTATGATAATGAGAGAATATTCATCACCTCTCAATTTCTCTCTTTCTGCTTTAGAGTTGTTTCCTGACAGTCTGAGAGTAGCTCCAGATGAGAATGTTATAGTCAATGCTGAGTTGTCCATTTTCTCAGTGTTAATGTGGCATTCAGTTATTGTGTCTTTGATTAGGTTCCAATACTGTTCCTGTGTCTTCTCTTTGGTTAGCCCGACAATGACAGCTTTCCTTGGCTTCTGAACTCCACCAATAACGTCAAATCCCTCTAGACAATGCTTTATAGCTTTAAGAGCATTTCCATAGGTCTTTCCTGAACGTCTACCAGATTGGTTAGCAATTCGTTTAGCAGGGTCTGAGAAGTATTCTTTCTGCCAAGGAGTGCATTTTCTGTTAATCAAATATTCAGTATAGTCAACATCAGTTTTGTTCTTGCTATTGAGATAGTCTTGAGTTTCTTTGACTAATTTGTCCATCATAACAAGAGCTCTTTCTGATGTTGCATAGGCATCAGCTTTCTTCATCAATGAATTGAAATTCTTCTCAACCAAAGTGCTGACTGGCATTTTCAACGATGTCTTTCCTTTGGTCAAGATGTTTGCCAATTCAGTATAATATGCATCTACTAGGTTAACTTGCTTAATTGCCATACTTACCTACCTTGTCTTGTAGCTGCACCAGTTCCAATTGGCTGAACTTCCCATCCGTGATATGAAATAGCTATATTATTGTCTGACTCTAGTCCAACTGAGAATGAATTTCCAACTCCATTTCTGGGGCTATAACGCAATCTATAGCTACGGCCTTTCCATTGGTCTGGATTGATTGTTATTTCTTTGGTTTCAGTGCTACGTTCAATTCCATTCAATGTTTCAGTTGTCAATTTTACAGTTATTGGCTTATCAGATATTTTATACAACAAGAAGTCATAGTTTGCTAACTTAGACAAATTGCTATCTGAACCCATAAATTCAGTCTTTAGTTTGAATGGCAATGTTTCGCCTAAATCTCTAAATGGACTGAACAACTGATAGCCAGTCTTTCCAACTACAGCACATCCTAATTCAGTTCCTTCTAGGTGTCCATCAATGACATTTTCAATTGATGCTAAGTCAGCTTCTGACAACATCAACAATCTATTTTCATTGGTCAATAGATACAATATTTGTTCCTGTGATGAGAACAAACTATCTATGATGTCGCCTTCATTTGACAAACTAACCATTCTCTGTAAAGTGTTGGAACCAGTAAAGATATACAATTGTTTGTCAAATGGTGAATAGAAATATGCTTCTGAACCAGAGTTAGCAATGTATTTCATACCTAAAACATAACAAACAAATTGGTTAGCAGTGTAAGTAGCAGATGTTCCAATGAAGTAAATTCCTTGTCTATCATAGTAGTAGTTTCTACCATAGATAGTGAACACATTGGTTCCATTATATATTCTGTTTGCATACTGATAGCCACCATACACTCTGTTATTGTTTGTGTAGAGACGAACAGCATACTCATCTTCCAACTCAACTGTTGGAGTGACATAGTTTATTCCTGACAATACTGAGCCAACTCCCAATGGGAAGAACTGTGTTGAAGCAGCTACTGAATAAGTTGTTCCATTCATGTCAATGTCAAATGTTTCTTTACCATAGATGTCATATTTGTCTTCATTTATGTCAGACACTTTGACAACATTGGACGTTTTGTAATACAATGTAGATGTTACAGTAGCAAGTGTGTAGAACACATCAACTTTGTCATATTCATCAAACAATCCTTTCAACATTGGCTTAATTATAGAGCCTCTTTGTTCCAATGCTTCTGTTTGGAATTGCTCCAATTGAGTTGAGTCAACATACAATGGCAATGAAATAGCTGGCAAGATATAGCTTGAATTTGTTCCTTTAGTAAAGAATGGATTATAGCAAGCAGCCCAGAACCAGGTGTCATTTGTCACTAATTGGTTAGATGGAGGAATAGTCAATGACAAATCCTCAATGTCCAAAACACATTCTTCAGCATATGGAATATTTCCTCTTTCAATGTTGATGTTTCCATTTCTATCTTCAATGATTGTATTGTCATCAGAAAGAATGTTTGATTGGAAATAGTAGTCAGCTACTTTCCATATCTTGAAATCCTCAATGTTAGATGTCTTCTTAATTGTGTAAATCATTGATAATGAGCTCAATATTATAGTGTCATCATGGCATTGAACCTGATAGCTTCCAGAGTGGTCTTCACCATTGGAAACAAGTGATGTGTTATAGCTGAATGACAATGGCTGTAGTCCATAATATGTGCATCTAAGAGCCGGAATATGTCCACTCTTGGTTGAGCTGGTTTCTTCAGGCAATATGTTTACTGAGAATGGCAATACAGCTAACAATGAGTCATCAGCTTTATTTGTTCCACCAACAGTGTAAATTCTCTTATTTAGATTATTGGTGTCATAGGTCCAAACCTTTGTCTTTCCTTTGGCCATTACTGACTCTTTCTGATATGGCAAGTTATTTTCTGAAACCATACCATAGGTGTAAATGTAGCAGTCTAATATTTGGTTAGAGCCAGGATTAATCTTTCTGATGTAGGCCTTCAACCAACCTGGTCCATAGTCATAATAAACGCCTTTACTGTCAGCATAGTTAGACACAAAATAGCGAATTGGATTCGGCTTGTTGTCAGCTTGTTCTTGTTCAGTCAATGTGTCATTAGCTGACATGTTGACTCTAACTGATTGTCCTTCAGTCCATTCGTCTATTATAATCTCTTCAAACTTAGATTGTGTTTGATTGAATGAATAGCCACCTAACAATTTTCCAGCCTTTCTAGTGGAGCCATTTACCTGCATATCCCATCTATAGGTTCCATTCATTTGTCTGGTTCTTTCAGTGAATACAGTTGGGTCTGGAATGGGTTCCCCTGTGATAACACCTTTAACGTCAACACAACCAAACCATTTAATAGCTACAACTTTCTTGTCATCTTCATTCCAATACAAAATTCTGGAACGGTCTTTGTCATCATCATCAAATCCAATTGCAATCCATTTGAATGAGTTGTTGTCTCTGAAGATGGTTCCTGAATTAGCATTTCCCAATGGAACGCCATCATCTGATTCCCAATCAAATATTGAGCTAAGAGTAGTGTAGACCACATTTCCATCAGGGTCAATTTTCTCTATTTTGGTGAATGTTTCCAAACGCAGTGCTGCTCGTGTTCGTTGATTGTAATAATTCTCATAGTCTCCAGTCAATACTTTCAACTCTTCTTTCTTTGAGTTCAATGAAATGAGAATAGCAGACAATTCCTCAACCAATTCATTGTATTGAGCCTGAAGAATGTCTAATTTCGCTTCATCTTCTTTCAATACAGCAACTGCAGTTTCATATGCTTTGACAAATGCCATATAGTTTGCAAGCTCAACATTGGAAGACATAACTTCATTGTATGCTGCTTTAGCAACAGTGTATTCGCCTTCTCTTTCTTGCATTGTTTTATATTTTGCAACTACTTGAGCATAATTTGATATGGTGTTGTAGTTGAAGCCATAATCTGTTGTTGAGTATTTAGACAAATAGGCTGTTCCACCTGATGTAGTGTAGGTGAATCCGTTGCCATTCTTTGATGACACTTTGACTAAGTTTTGGTCAACTGTTCCATAACCAGAAATAGTTCCGACAGCTGGGAATGACAAGTCAACATCAACTCCAGTTGAGATGTATCTACCCAATGTGTCAATGCTTCTGGGCAAAACGCCTAACATTTTGCTACCATAGATAGTTACTGATGAGCTTCTACTAGCTGTAGATGAAATAGACCAAGACCAGCCAAATCCACCAGACCATTTGTCTAAGAGGTCACGATATTTGATTACTTCATTATACCAATCAAAATAAGCTTCATCATATCTAGCTTTGACAGCATTCAATGTTTCATCAGCAACTCTCTTTATTTCTTGAGCTTCAGGTGACAATTCAGGAGCTTTGCTATTATAGATTTCATCTTTCTCTTTGGCAATATGTGATTCCAAATTAGAAATGTTTTCTTCTAGCTGTTCTTTCTTAGCCAAAGAAGCTGTATTTTCTGCTTCAATTTCAGCAATTTCTCTCTTTGTTTTAGATATTTTGTCATCTAACTGTGACACTCTTTCATCACACCATTTGATTTCTTCTCTGGGGTCATAGTCAAATAATGCTGCTAAATACTCTTTCTCTGCTTCTTGAGCTGCATTTTCAGCAGTCAATAAATTGTTGTAAGCTTCATTTGCATTCTCTTTGTCTTCAGCAGTATGAGTGTATAGGTATCTGTCATATGATAATTCATAAACTCTCAATTTGTCAGCTCTTGTCTCAACTGCTGACTCATAGTTAGACTTTAGAATTTCAATGTTTGTTTTCTTTGAAGGGTCTAAAACATATTCCCATTCTGGTTCAGAAACAAAGTCAAAATAGTCTGTCAATTTATAGACACTAACATTATTAATGAAGTTTGTCAATGAATACTTTGTTTTCTGATTGATGAATATTAATGGCTCTTCATTTATATTGTAAACAGATGTTATCATAGCTGAAACGCCATCACCTGTTGAATCTTCTACTTTCTTGAAGGATACTTCATTGCCATCTTTGTCTGTCTCTACTAATGTGTATTCCTGTTGATTGTTGCGATACAATGTGAATATTCTATTGTTCCATATTGCATGAGCAATCTGTTTTCCAGCAGCTTTATTCTGTATCTTTATGTAGTCTGCTAATACTGAGGTAAATGGCATCAATAATTCTTTGCCACCAACTGTCAATTTAGCTCCTTTGTGAGCATTGTTGACAATATATGGTCCAACTGATATAGTCTTTCCTGATGTTGAAACAAATCCATCAGCATTTCTGATGTGTGTGTTTCTCAATGTGCCATTCCAAAATAATTGATTCTTGATTGAAAATTTGACCTCACCTTCTGAGTGAGTGATGGGCTCGCTATCTGTTGATAGCTTTGAGTTTAATGGTAGTTCTTGCATTTTATAAATGGGCTCCTTTCCCAATATAAAGAAAGCCGGTCAAACACTTTCTGCATCGTGCTCCAGTGTTTGCCGGCTAATATATAACCAATCGGCTTGTTACAGCGGTATAGTGCTATTTCAATACTGCAACACCAGAAGAAGCAGTCTTGCGAAGAGCAAACTGTCCGAAGATGTTAGCAGCAATTGTAAACTCAGGACCGTAATCGCCATTGCTATCAGGTGTGATAGTGAACAATTTGTCCATATTGAGTTTAGCATCAACAGTGTCACCAAATCCTTGGTCTCCAACATTTCCAACTTCAGGGTTGTTTCCAGCTGTAGGCTGAATAACCTTTGAAACATTTCCGAGGTCATAGAACTTGAGGTCATCTTTGTCAAGCATATAAGCTCTATCAACTGGGCAGAATGGGTCAATTACTGTTCTTCCAACGAAAGCGTCTCCGAAAGCAGTAGCCAATTCATTCAAGCCAAGAGTAACACCCTGTTTTGCAGGAGTATTGTTAGTAGCTTGCCACAAGTTTCTCTGGATTCCGAGTTCCTGTCCAATTGCATCCCAAGTTTCGTCATTAACGATAACCATATTCTGCAATCCATTAGCTCTCTTAGTCTTCTTAAGAAGAGCGACCAAAGCGTCTGACAAGCGAGTTGCGCCTGTAGCAGCAGCCTTTACAAACTGACCAGCAAGGCGGTTAACAGCTTTGCTTCTGTCAAATCCACGGAAAGATGTTCCGATATATGTGTTCCAAGCAGCTCCTGAGCGGTCATCAGCAACAACAGGAAGAATGTCAGCCAATCCTTCAATTCCTCTGAAAGTTCCGTCTGATGCGAAAGCTGTATAAAGATGGATAACATCACCTACAGCAATTGCGCCACCTGTAGCAGAAGCATCAAATGTGATTGTGTTGTCATCAATAGCAGTAACAGTAAAGTAAACGTTTGAAAGTCCAGCAACTGTGAAGCGGCTGTCAACATCCAACTTCAATGCACAGCTTGAATCAACTGTAGCAACGTTGTTTGATGATGCAATTGAAGCAACAGCAGCAGTAAACTTACCAAGACCATCTTTAGAGCCACCATACATATAGCTAGCGATTACTTTAGAAAGTCCATCAAAGCAAGCTTCCATCTTGTTAGCCAAGATTTTCATATAAGCGCCACGTTCTTCTCCACTTGAGAGGATTTCAGGCTGGTCAATGTTGAATAAGCCAAAGGCATATCCAGGAGTCATTGTCCATTCCATATTCTTAGCGCCACCAGCTCTGTTGTTAGCAACTGTGCTATATACAGAACCGAAGTTTCCACCATTGCCATACTGACAAGGATATTTCATTTCTTTACCAGCAAACTTCTCTTTGCCGATAGCAGCCAATACAGGGCTGTTCTGCCATTTTGCATTGTAAACGCCACTGAGATAAGCTGTCTTCAACATTGCCTGCATCTCAGGATTAGATACGATTTGAGCCATTTATTTAATTCTCCTAATAATAATAGTTTTATTCAGCTTCAGCCAATTCTTTGGCTAATTGAGCTTCATCAATAACAACAGGCTGTTCTTTCTCTTCTGCTTCTGGAGCAGCTGGAGCATTAACAGCAGCCAACCTATTCTTTACGTCTTCGATTTGTCCGTTAACGTAAGCACCTTCATCAAAACCTTCATCATTGATATGTGACTGCATTGTGTCATAGAGGTCTCCATAAACATCATAATCGTCACCATACAAAGCTTTAAGAGGTGCTGATAGTTCAGCAACAGCTGGATAATTTGCTGTGAACTGCTCAATAGCTGCCTTTCTTGCTTCAGCTTCTAAACGAGCTTTCTCTGCAGCGGCTTCTTCTTCAGCTGCCTCTTTCCAAGAAGAAATTATAACATCATTTAATGTGTGCTCCAATTTCTCTACTCTGTCATTCAATGAAAACAAGATTTGTTTGAGTTCAAGTAAGAACTGTTCATCCATATCTACATTTTCTCCTATACAATATAATAGTCTATATGTTATTTGTGGGCTGCATCAAACTGTGCTCTAAAGCTCTGTGTTGCAGCTTGCTTTACATAAGGCTCTATCTCAATTGTGTTTCCACCCTCAATCTTTACAGTTATTTTCTTGTTTCCATATTTGTTTACAAGATATTCCAATGCTTCAAAATTGAATGGCATTTTAACCAATTGAGCTCTTGCTTTCTCTTCTTCTTTCTTCTCTTTAATAGTTGCTCTCAATTCTCTGATGACATCTAACAATATCATTTTGTCTCCTTTGTCTAATTAGTTCATAAATGGTTGTTGTGCTGTAACAGCTAATCCTGAGTCAGAAATAGCATTGTTTACAGTTGGCTGTTGTTCAGCAGTTTGTTCAGGAGTCATATCAATTATTCCTAATTCAACCATTTTGTCAGCAACTATTGTGTCTAACTTATTCAATCTATTCAATGATTCAGCTATTGAGCCATCTTTGTCTGATGCCAATGACAAGAACAATTGGTTCTGCTCAAGTGTTATTTCTTTAGCAAGAGCCTCAAGTGAAATATAGTCTGGAACTGAATACAAGTCCTGTTCAATAGCATTGTCAATTACAGCTGAAACAGCCATCTGCATTGCTTCTGCATCTGAATAAGCATCTGTTAGGTCTGGCATATCCATTAATTCAGCAGCTTTAGATGGATTGATTAAGCCAATCTGTGACATTTGAATAATTTGCTTTGCTCTTTCAGCTGGATCCTTAGATAGAGCTGTAGCAGCAGAGAATTGAACTCTAAAGAGATTGTTCTGTTCCTTTAATTCAGCCCAAGTCAATCCAACATTATATTTGTTAGATGGCAATATTTCAGCTGTTTCAGGAACAATTTCAATATATTTATTTGTTATGTTTATGAAAGCATTGATGTAGTGTGTTATCTGTGTTTCAAATCTATCAGACTCTATGTCTTCCATAGTTTGTAGAGCAACGCCTGAGTCTAATCCAGATGGCTTTCTAGATTGAGCTGACAATTGGCTAATTCCAACCATATCATATGCTTTATTGATGTAGTAGTCCAACATAGTAGACCAAGTTGGGTCAAATGGAACTGGAGTCACAACATTTACAGGATTAGATGTGTTTCCAGGCTGTATTCCAACTGGATATATTTGGCAATCCTTATTGTTGACATCAGAAGATTTCAATCCAGAGTTTTCATCAATGAAAACAAGATTAGCTGGAGTCAATTGAGATGTAGCAGCAATTTTAGCATTAATCAAGTCAATCTGTGTTTGGATTCCTTCCAATTCATCTACAATTGAAACTGTTTTGCCATTGTTTACTGGCTTGTTATAGTAAACATTAATAATGGGATATCCAGATGTTGAGATTGTTTTCTTTGGCTGCTCATCAACATATAACACAACTTCATTTTCCTTTACAAGAAACTCTATATTTACATATTGAGAGTTTGTTTTGAGCCCATATCTATCAAGCTCAAGTGAAGGAATATGTCTCAATTTAATTAAAGCAGTTGTTGATTTTCCATTAACGTCTAATTCTTCAATGCACCAAGATGGGATACGTTCAATGTCAAAGGTGAATGGATTGACCCATATATAGCCAATGTCAAAGATACAAGCATCTTTGAATGCATTAATAACAATGTCATTTAACTGAATTTTGTCATAATACAAATCAAAGAATTGCTGTGCTTGTCTGATTGTTCGTTTTGTCTTAAATGTTCCATCTACTGGAGTAAAGAATGGACGAACTTTGTTGTTTGCTATTTTAGAAACCAATGAGTCAATTACTGACTTTATTACATTTGTAGATGGAGCTCTCAATAGGTCACCATCTTGCATCAAATTGATTGGAGCTTCATAATAATAGTTGTAATTGTAATTCCTCAAATCAACATCAGCTCTGTTAAGATAGCGAGCTAATTTATAGTTATAGAAGTCTAATTTGCTTTCAATTCTGGAACTAAGTGTTGAAACATAGTCCACATTCTTCCAATTGCTCATTTTACTGTGCTCCTGCTTGTACCGGACTCATTATTGATGATGCTATTCCCTGTTTATAGAGCCCAACTTTCTTCTGAATATTTTCAGGAGAAACTGTTTGTTGAGCTATTACAGGAGCAGCTTGTGTTACAGCTTGTTCAGCAGATTGAGTAGCTGCATCTGCAACATCTTCTTCTGTAAAGAGTCCTTTATCTTTCATTTTCTGCAATACTGCTGAATTCATAATTATTCTCCTGATGGCATCTGCTCTTTAATAGCATTGCCTTCTGCCAATGTCTTCTCAATTGGCTCTAATTCAATTCCTGAAACTTTACGACAAATAGCTGCTACATATCCAAGAGTAGCAAGAGCTATGAAATTAGTGTCAATCTTTAGAGTTCCATTCTCATCTTTGTGAACAGCATCTTTCAATCCAGGACACAACAATAATGCTTGAGCTATGGGGCCATCATGTAATTTATTGTCACCATCATATGACCATTCATAGCTTCCAATGTGCTTTGCTATGTCAACTAACTGAGCCATTTCTGTCTCATATTGCTGTTGCTTTGAGATGTCTATTGCATTGTCTATAAATCCTAAATCCATTATTTGAACACCTTCCTATGAGCAAATTTCTTGCAATTCTCATCTGACTTCTGTCCAGGAATAAATCCTTGAATTGTTCCAAGAGCTCCTAATCCCAATTGGCCCCATCCCATCATCATTTGATAACGGCCATATGGATTATGAACCTTAGCCAATTTCTCAATCTGGCTGTCAGACAATCCCATTAAGTATTCATTTTCATTCTTTAGCTGCTTCAATTGTTCAGCATTTCCAGTCAACATCAATTCTTTGGCTGAATTAGTAGACAAATCAGAAGCAAATTTAGCAAAGTCTTTGTCAGCCTTTCTCTTCTCTTCAATGTCAAGCTTCTCTTTAGCTTTATTTACAACTTCATCTCTCTTATTGATTTCCTGAGAGAGCATAGAGTTTGACATATCTGGAGCACCCTTTCCAGCAGCGCCAGCACCAGCTCCTGCTAAACCAGCCATTAGAGCATTCAATATTTGAAATCCAATCTTTGATTTATGTAGCTTCTTATAGTCAACTGTTCCATCTTCTTTAATGTATTTGTCTAAGCCATTCATTTTAGCTATTTTAGCTTCATAGCTTTCTTGTGGCTTTGTTGGCTCAACTTTAGCAGTTGTTGCTGGTATAGAATTAGTAGTATTTTCAACAGGCTTCTCAATTTTGTCTTCACCAGTTGCAGCTACTTTCTTATTATTCTCTTCTATTTTCTCATTGGCTTTCTTGCCTTCTTCAGCAGCAGCATTTGCAAGAGCACCAGCACCCATAGCAATAGCAGCTTTGCCCTGCAATCCAGGAACCAACATAGTTCCTAAAGCTCCACCCATATAAGCTAATCCTTCAGCTTGTTTAGCCATTTTAGCTTTGAGAACATCTCTTTCTTTCTCTCTTTGTTCCTTTCTCTGTGCTGCAACTTCTGGTGTGTCATCAGCTGTCAATTCACTCCAAGCTTCTTTAGTTTTGCTCCAACCATCTTTAACTTTGTCTTTCCAACTCTTCTTTACTTGTTTTGGAGCTAAATCAGCAGATGTTCCACTATTAGATGCTTTATTTACAGTAGATTGATTGAATGCAGCTCTAGTAGCTGGATTATTCGCCAATTTCTCTTTAGATTCAGCAGCACTTGTAGGCAAAACTGTATTCTTATTCTTATCAGCCATTATTTAAACACCTTCCTTGCAGCAAACTTCTTGCATTTCTCATCAGAGAACATACTGAATACACCAGCAGCAGCTGTTCCAGCAATATTAGCAATTCTGTCCTTCTTCCTCTGCTTGTTCTCATTTTCCATTTGCTCTTTCTGAGCATCTAATTGTGCCTGCTGTGTAGCCATTTGCTGTTCCATCTGGTTTTGAGCAGCTGCTTGTGAGGCAGCTTTGTCAATTCCTTCATTGTAGGCTTGTGTAGCAGCATCTGTTCTTGCTTGAGCTGATTGAAGAGCAGCAGCCAATTTTCCTTGGCCACCTTCCATCATTGCAGCTCTAGCTTCTTTAGCAGCCATACCAGCAGCATTATTTGCATTTCCTGCTGCAATCTGCTGTCCTTCTTTGTATAATTCTTTGGATGATTTTACTTTATTTGAAACTGTTGCCATACTATTTGTTCCTTCTTATTTAATATAATAGTCCGAATTACATGCCACTTTCTAGTATAACTGCAATTACAGCAATTACTATTGTTAAGTAAATAAGGACTATGTCTGACATTCGCTAAACCAACTGATATGGATTGTATCTATTGCTATTTATGCTTCTAATAGCAAATTCTTTCAATTCTTCATCAGAGACTGTTATAGCTCTATTCTCATCTTTCTTTCTGCTAACATATGAAGATGTCACAGCAGGTGAGCTCAATTTAATTTGTTTTGTTTTCTTCATAAAGTTCTTAACAGCATTGTCTTGATTATTAGTTGTGTCAGAAAGAGCTACTGTTTCAGGAACTATTGTTGGTGTAGAGCCAGTAGTAGTAGCAACAGCAGTATTAGCCTTTCCATTGCTATTCTTTCCAACTTCTGCTAATGACCTACCCAATTGAGCAGCTAAGCTAT